GGGCTTTCTGTTCGCTGGCCTTGAGCCGGTTGTTTAGGTCTGCCTGGTACGCGGCATTGCGCGCTGCTTCAGCGCGCAGCGTGGTGATCGTGGCCTGGCTTTCCTTGTTGGCGTCGAGGGCGTCTGTCTTTGCCTTGGTCTCTACGGCCACCTCACCGCGCAGCGCGATGACTCGGGACTGCTGGATGCCGATCAGAAGCACGGCGACCAATGCGATGATGATTGCTGCAGCGATCGCCTTCATATCGAGTCCACCTTGCGACCAATGAACCGGGTCACCATTTCGCGTATGGCTGTCACGCCAAGAAAGCCGATCGTCCCACCTGCAGCAACTGAAAGGCTGGGTGGCCAGGTCATCCAATCAATGACGCTGGAAGCGGCGAGGCTCAATGCTCCGCAGATCAGCGACTCATAGAGGATTCGCCACTTACTGGTTTCCTTGGCGTCGTACAAAATCCGCAGTAGGGACACGGTGAATGCCATCAGCACGCCCTGCCAGAGCGGATCTGAAATAAAGAGCCACACCCTGGCCCATGTACTCGGCTTGTCGGGCATCTTCATTCTCATCTCGCCTCGAATGGGCGTCAGTTGGATCCCGCTCTTGCTTCGCGAGAAAGACCGTGTAGGGGGTGGTAGTTTTGGGCCAATTGATGAGCAGCTCTCGCTGCCTTGGCGGCCTCCAGACTGTGGTATTGACCGATGCTTTTGCGAACACCGTTCACCTGTATACGGGCATGCCATTTTTGCTCCGTTGAGTTCCAGTAAACTCCGGCGACACCCGAGCGGCTGCGCTTACTGACTGATCTGTTTTTCGAGTTATCGCCGGAACTTACAAGTCGGAGATTCTTTAGCCGGTTATCCGTTCCGACTCCGTTCACATGATCAATGACCATGCTGTCATCGATGCTTCCATAGACCAGAAGCCAGATGACCCGATGCGCCCTCAAATGCCTATAGCCGATACCTATCTGAACGTAACTATGTCCCGATGGCTTCTTGAATACGTTCCCGGCAATGCGCCCGGCGAAACGACTATTCCAAGATGCTGCAAATCCTTTTCGCTCGAACATTTCATCAGGCCTTGGACGCCACCTCAGTAAGCCAGTATCCGGTTCGTACTCAAGAATCTCGGCAAGCTCTTCCTGGGCTAGATCGATCGGCTGAGCAATGGTCATTTGTGACATCCGACTGTCCACTCTTTTGGGATCGGAGAAAGAAAAAGCCCCGGCACATGCCGAGGCTCAGAATTTATATAACTCTAGGCGTATGTTTATATTGACGACTGGTAACCCTAGAGTTATAATTACCACATCAACCACACAAGGAGACGGAGGTGCAAAGTAGAGAGTTGATAAAGGAGCTTGAGGCGGCTGGATGGGTTCTAAAGCGAGTTACCGGCAGCCACCACATGTTCAAACATCCAACCAATCCCAACACTGTTGCAGTACCCCACCCCAAGAAAGACTTGCCCCGGGGAACGGTCAAGGGAATCAAGGAACGAGCCGGGTTGATCTAACCCGGCTTCACCTTTGCGCCTTCGTAGGAGACACAAAATGAAGTATCCGATTTGCATCGAGTGGGGCAACGAGAACACCGCTTTCGGTATTCAGATCCCTGACATTCCGGGAGCTATCACCGCCGGTGACACATTCGAAGAAGCCCACGACGCGGCCGTTGAGATAGCCCACATCATGCTGGGCGAAATAGCCGCAGACGGTGGAGACATCCCACAGCCATCGTCAATGGCCAAGCACGCTGCAAACCCTGACTTTGCCGGTATGGGCTGGGGAATGCTGGAAATCGACAGCACGCCATATCTCGGAAAAACTGAGAAGGTCAATGTGACTCTTCCCGGCTTCGTGATTCGGCGGATCGATCGCTACGTGCGTGATCACAACATTAAAAGTCGCTCGACCTTCCTGGCAGATGCTGCACTGGAGAAGTTGGGCCAGGCTTAAAATAAATGCGTGTCTTCCCACGCTGCCTGCCGAAGCTGCCTGTAAAGCAATGGAGTCAGGCACATCGACTGCCGGTGTTCTGATCGTACGCGTGACTAACCGGCTATACCGCGTCCAGGCCCTCCCCCATGGGGCCACCCTGGCTATGGTTACCTCAGCAACAAATTGGTAGCGAGACTCGGAATCGAACCGAGCTAAATGGGCTTATGAGACCCACGACATCACCAGACAGTCGACCTCGCCAAAAACAAAAAAGCCCCGCACGATGGCGAGGCTTTGATTTGGGGTGTCGCGCTGAATCAGCTGAACACCGTGGCATGAAAACAGAGCTATTCCATATGGACAACTATTTTTTCATGCCGCCTCTTTCAAACTGTCCAGCGCGCAATCGATCCAGGCTACACCAGCCTTGATCAGCTCACGGGCCTTCATCTCGCTAACGCTATAATGACGGCCTACGCGGATCGCCGGCCACTTTGCCCCGTAGTACAACCAGACCATGTCGCCCATCTGCGCATCGCGGCGGCAGAGCCTGGCCACGGCGCCGTCAACAACACCGGCAAGCTCGTCGGTGATCACGTATGACTTCGTGGTTGAGGGCATCACATCGCGCATGATCGCCAGTGACGGCGAGGTGTAATGAGCAACGCCCATCCCGTCCAAACGCCAGAAACCCCACTGCTCCAGCATGTGCTCGGTGTCGCCCAACGGGCGGTGCAACGGTTTGCGAATCATCATGATCAATCCCCTGTGTAATTGCTGCCGCCGGCACCGCGACGGTTGTTCTGTGCGTATTGTTCGTGGGCACCGCCGATGGATTGGCGCGCCCTGGACAGCTCGGCGGTGACGTTGCGCAGACGCATACTCAGCTGTTGCACCATCACCTCGATCGGCAAAGCCTCGCCCGTCTCGGCGCAGACCCAGCCGGAGGCGTTACAGGCCAAACAGTCGATCTGGTAGAAGGTACCCGCCGTCACCGTCGCGCCGCGGCAGGCACCGCACACGACCAGCGGCTTTAGTTCACGCCGGAAGGATGGGCCGTGCGTTTTCTTCATTGCCCACCCCGTCCTTTCTTTCTGTTGAGCCATGGCCGTGGAGCAGACCCACTGGTACGCGGAATGCTCCAGCCTTGAACAGCGCGGCCCGCACTCAAGGCAGCAAGGCCAGCCCCGGAAAGTGACACGGCCAACGAGGCCAGCAGAAGTGCAGATCGACCGTTTTTCATACTTTTGAAACCTCGCCATTCACAATGTTAGAAACGGCCTCGCAGCCCACGCCGTTCGTGCCCTGCGCGGGGTTTTGCGAATCTTCATATTGGGCGTCTGTCAGGTTGTGAATCGCCTTGAAGCCCCGCTCATCTAACCAGCAGTGCCACTTCACCAGCGCGGCCAGACGCTGAGCCCGAGCTTGCGTGTTGATGTAGGTGCTGGCGATCTTGCCCAGTGAGTGGTTCAGCAGCATCTCGCCGATATGACCGTCGATGCCGAGGTCGGTCCAGGCTGTGCGGGCGACCTTGCGCAGGTCGTGGCTCGTCCACTCGCCCTGCCCGATCCTGGTGAACACGGCGCTGGCCTGGCCTTCGCTCAGCGCCCGACCACGACGTGACGGGAACAAGTAGATGCCCTCGTAGCCCTGACTGACCTGAGCGGCCCGGTACCGGCTCAGCAAAGCTTTGGTCTGGGCGGTCAGTGGCAGGCGATGCTCGGTTCGGGTTTTGGTGTTCTCGGCGGGGATGAACCACTCGGCATCCGCCATGGAGATGTCCGACCAGCGCGCCATGCGGGTTTCCCCAACTCGGGTGCCGTGGCAGAGCATCATGATCGCCAGCATCGCCTCGGCCGGACGCTGCTCGAAGAGGTCCGCCAGCATCGGCACTATGTCGACCAGGTGAACGCCTCGCAAACGGGCGGCCTTTGGCATGATGCGTGCCTTGGTGAAGTCCACGAACTTGAGCCCCGCCATGGGGTTGCTGTCGATTAGCCCCAGCTTGTGAGCCTGGCGGAACGCAACCACCAGCAGGCCGAACAACTGCCGGACGTAGGACAGCGATAGCTCCTGCTGGGCAGGCCACATCAGTTCCTTGTCCAGCGCCGCGGCGGTGAGGCTGTGGGAGCGGACTTCCTCAAGACGCGGCTTCAGATGACAGCGGATCGCCGACATGGAACCGGTCTTTCGCTTCACCGACAACGACCGGTCGCGGCTCATACGATCGGCGTACCAATCCAGCAGCTGACCGCAGGTAGCCAGCGTGTTCGCTCCCACAGAGCCGTCCGGATCGCGCAGCAGCCGCTGCCGAATCGCCGGGAGCTCGGCCACAACAGCAGCTGTCCCAAGCTCAGGCCAGCGAGCGATATGTTTCCAAGCCTTGCCCTTGACCAGATACCACGATGCGCGCTGACGATCCTGGCCGAAGCGCAGGTACAGGCCCGGGTAACGTGGATCACGCAGGTCATGCACGGCAGCGTCCGCCGACTGCCGCCGGATTTCAGGGTCACTGAGTTTGACAGCGCGGGTCTTGCTCATACGGACCCCACGGTAGGACGAAGGCGCAGGTAGGCGCGGATTTGCTCCATGGCGTCGAAGTGACCCCGGCACACAATTGCCAAATAGCCCTGTTCATTCAGCCGGCGGATCCATGCCTGCTGGCTAGCCGAAACTGCAGCATCGTTCGGCGCCGTCGCCTTGAACTCGAGGTAGAGGCCGAAATAACCGCCGCGCGCCATCGGCAGCACCAGATCGGGCACGCCCGCTTTGACGCCCTGCTCTTTCAGCTTGATAGCGACCAGCTTGTGACGGTGTCCACCGTTGGGTACGTGGTAGATCAAGACGGCCACGCCAGGCAGGCGCAGCTCGAGTTCCTTCATCAGCGCAGCCTGCTCAAGGCCTTCGCGGTCGATCGGCTTCGCCCGAGAACGCTTCGGCTTGAACAGTTGCATTGCCGTGGCCCTCATACCACTGAACCCCGCGCGGCCAGCTCCGCTTCGATCTTCGCCCAACTGGCTGAAGACATGACTGCGTTGCCGTTCCACATGAGTACCGTTTCGCACGGTACCTGTTTGGCGTTGATGCGATACCGAAGCGCAGGCCGGTTCTTCCAGCGGCACCACTTGCGCTCGGTTCGCCATTTAATCGTTTTCGTCGTGGGGAGGTGGTTGGAAATAATCACGGGAATGCCGCCAAACATCATTGCTGGTGTGTTCATGCCGCCACACTCCCTTCGCTTACCAGAATGTCGATGGTCCGCACCACGCCTTCCATGTGCATGACGCGCAGCTCGTCGCGGCTGAATTCGGTTTTGCTGCGCGCATCAACGGCGTCATGGCACGCAGAACACGCCCAGGCGGCCTGCAGGTCGTGAGGCTTCAATCCGGTACCGCAGCGCGTGCCTGTTAGACGGAAGTGCGCCAGCACTGTGGTTTCCGGGTTGCCGTTGCAAACACCCGGCACGCGGATCTGGCAGTCTCGTCCGCGTGCGGCCTTGGTCAGCTTGCTCTGCTTCACAGACCACCCCCAAGCTGAGTATCGACAGCCGTCAGGTGGTGGAAATACGCAAACTCCAGCAGCGTTACGCCATAGCGCAGCGCCTCGATGATGAGCAGGACCATCACGCTAATTCCCCCGGGATGCTCACGACTGCCCCGAACCTGTCAGCCACAACTGCGCGACAGCAGGCAATAAGTGGGGAGTTGGCGAAAAGCAGGTCAATGGGACCGTTGCTGCGACGCACATAGGCAGCCCACGCATAACCCACTGGACCGTGACCGATACCGTGCGCCTCGATCAGCGGGCCACCCTGGCTCCAATTCTCGGATGGGGCGAACCGCTGCCCATTGCCGCCGGGAAGAAATGGGCGCCACGGATTGCCGTACTGCGGCGTGGCCAGCTCGACGACAAATCCGGCGGCTTGCGCCACCGCCCAGTCCAGTGCCGGGCCGGTCAGCCCTGCGGTCTGTTTCTCAACCAAGACGCTCACTACGCCGCCCCTCCGATTTCTTTCAGCAGACTCTGCAGCTGCTTCAGCTTGGCCGTCGCCTGAGCACTGCCCTCGCGCTCAGCCTCAACGGAAAGCGCAACCTCCTCGATGCGAGTGGCCATGGCCTTCATGCGCGCGCTGAATTCGTTGGCCAGGGCCACGACCTCGGCCGAAAGGCCAGCCAGCGCATCCAATGCAGGCACCTCCGGCTTTTTGAGAGCGACGATGGTTTCGGTTGCGGGCTTCGACATGGGCGTTTCAATCCTGAGTTTGACTGTGGTGGCGTCGCGCTGAAACTTGCTGCCAAGTGGTTCGCGGATAATTCCGGCTTCTTTCAATTCGCCAAGTGCGCGGCGCACTGCATGAACGGAGACAGAGGTGGCGTTTACCTTGAGGGCGGCGCAATGAATGTCGTGCGCGCTCCACGGCTCCTGAATAGGGACGTGCTGATAAATCTTCTGTGCGGTTGAAGACTGCCCAGCCAGCAGCTGCTGGATGCGGAATTCAGAGAGGTGCATCAGAAGCGCTCCTTGGCGTAGCGGCCAGCCAACGACGCGACCTTGGCGGGCTTCTCGACCGCCTCTGGCTTCCAGCCAGCGGAGAGGCTTTCAAACCGGTTGTACTGCCCCAAGAAAGCGGCGCGGACGGTGCCGGTTTCAATATCTCGCCCTTTGCCCACGATGATCTCGGCTACGCCTTTGGCGTCGCTGTGCTCGCTGTAAACCTCGTCGCGATAAACGAAGAGGATTACATCGGCATCCTGCTCGATCGCGCCCGACTCACGCAGGTCCGATGGAATCGGGCGCTTGTTCGGACGCTGTTCACATTGGCGGGACAACTGGCTGAGCAGAACCACGGGAATGCCCAGCTCACGGGCCAGCAGCTTGGCGCCACGGCTGATGCTGCTGATTTGCTCCGTGCGATTGCCGCCGTCACCGTCCATCAGTTGCAGGTAGTCGATCACCAGCAAGTCCAGCCCGTAGCGCATCTTGTGGCGTCGCGCCATGGATCGGATGCGCCCGATGTTGGCCCCGGCCTTGTCGGAGAAGAACAACTTCGAAACCTGCACTGACCGGGCCGCCGCTGCCAGCTGATGCTCATGCGTCTGGCACGCAGTGCCGTTTTTGATCGCGCTTAGTGGGATGCGCCCTTCGGAAGCAATCGACCGGTCAACGAGCTGGCCCTTGCTCATTTCAAGGCTGAACACCAGGGCGGACTTTCCCTGATGAATCGCGGCATGGTTGGCAAAGCCCATTGCCAGAGTCGTTTTGCCCATCGCAGGGCGTCCCGCAACGATAATCAGCTGTTCTGGCAGAAGACCTCCCAGCTTTTCGTCCAGATCCTTCAGGCCGGTGGAAAGCCCCATAAGGGTCTGGCCGCTGACGTGACGGTCATGACGGTCTTGCCAGACTTCAAGCTGATCGACCAACACGTCACCGGCTTTCACGACATCATCACTGTCAGCACCGGTGTCGATGGACAACGCAGCTGCCTGAATGGCCGCAATCTTCGCCTGGGTGTCTTCATCCCCTTGCGCAATATCCATGGCTTGGGTGCCGAGGTCATACAGTGCCCGGTCGATTGCGCGTTCACGCACGATTCGAGCGTAGGTACCGGCGCTGGCTACGCTGGGCGTGTTGTGGACGATCTCGGCGCAGTAGGCCAAAGCACTGCTGCCGTCAGGCAGAGTGTTGATGTGATCGGCAACCGTCAGGAAATCCACTGATTTGCCTGCAGCACGCACAGCTAGGATGCCACGATAGATTTCGGAGTTTTCCGGGAAGTAGAACGACTCGGCGGACAGGTCGTCGCTAAGCGTATCGATCAGCTCCGGACGCTGGAGCATGGCGCCCAGCAGGCCGTGCTCGGCCTCGACGTTGTAGAGTTCACGCACTGTAGTTGCCCTCCACCACCTTCACGAAGTTGCTCGGGGCAATCAGCCAGTCGAAAGACGCCCGGAACGGCGTTGAGCCGTTTTTACCAGCAGATCGGCCCATGAGAAATTCCGACTGAGCGACGGTGGCGAAGTATTCCGTCCAGAAATCCAGGCTCTGGTGCACCTGGCTCTCGTTCCAGCGAGCGCGGATTCTCTTCTTGCGGTCTTCTGAGACCAGAACCACTTGCGGCAACGCTGGTGACAGGAGTTTGTTGAACAGATCAACGATGTCCTGCACCGGGCATGACGGTGATCGCGGAACGCGATTGCCATCCTGTGACGGTTCACTTGATGGTTCTATTACGGTTCTGGGTGCGGCTGCTGCGGGGGTGGGGTGCGGCTGCTGCGGAGGTGGTGGTGCGGCTGCTGCGGGGTGCACCTCCTGCGGGGGTGCGTAAGCTGCGGGGGTCAGGGTGTACATTGTCGAGCGACCCATACGCTCACGGATTGCCAGCAGACCGACTTGGGTAAGCCATTTGATTGCCGCCTGAACGGTGCGCTCGCCCAGGCACGTGCGCTGGGCAATACGAGCCACGGACGGCCAGCACACGCCCTCGTCGTTAGCGTTGTCGGCCAACGAGATCAGGACAGCCTTCTGCGGCCCGCTCATGCCTTGCAGCGGCCAGCAGGCGCTCATGATAATGGTGCTCAATTACTTTGCTCCAGCTGATACGCGGCCCAAACGCTTGCGATCCACTGCACGCCCTTGGCGGTGAACCGCGCTTGAGCGAATGCGTGGCCGTTGGTTTCACTGGTGCCGGTTTTGAGTTCGAATCGTTTGGCCGCTTGATGCTGGCTGGTAGGGGTAAGCACGCCGCCCAGGTAGTACATGACGCCCCGGTCGAGCAGCATTTGCCGGAAGTTCCGCTCCTTGGCGTTCAGCAATTTCGCCACCTGACGAAAGCTCATGGAGCCACCGGCCTCGACGTACTGGTCAACGAAAGCCACCTTGGGGGCTGCAATGCGCAGTTCCTGAGCGGCAGCCTGTTGCAGTTCAAACTGTTCAGCCCATGCGCGCGCAGCCGCTGCCGGGTTTGAGAAATTGGGCAGCGATGGCATCTGCTGGGATTCAAGCTCGGTCCAGCGGTCAACCAGCGCTGCCGTGAACTCGGGGCTGAGCTGCGCGACGATGACAAAGCTGTCGCGCTTGCAAATCTGGTATTGCGTAGCGGGGCGACCCAAACCGTCGAGGTATTCCACCGCTGGTGGAATACGTACGGTTTTGCGTTCGACAAGGCGTTCAATCGTTCGCTTCACACTGTCGTGCCGAGAGCCGACCAGGTCAGCGATCTCGCGTGACGACATAACCTGACGCGGCATATTTTTTACCCCTACCAAAACTGACGAATCAAGGGGGGTATTGCTCTGGGTGGTCGTGGTGTGCATAATCGGCCTCACAAGTGTTGTTGAAGAAGCCGGTCTAGCCACCGGCTTTTTTGTGCCTGCGATTTAGGCGTTGTAGGTGTCCGGCGCATCCGTGGTAGCTTTTGGCTTCCACACGAAAAGGCCACGGAGGCCGGACATATGAGCTATGCGAATTACGCGAAAGAATGGTCCGATAGAATCAATAAGGCCTTGAGTGCTGAGGGTCAGTCCAGAGATCGAGCGAGCCAGGAAGCTCGGGCAAAAGCCCTTCTCAAAGCTTTGCCGGGATACCTGTTGTTCTGCTTCTGCGAGGAGCAAAAGCAGGACCGCGCAACTCGATGGGAGCCGCTTGAGGGGATCAGGCCTGCGCAGCTTTACGTTATTCAGAAGCATCACTGGCTCCCTGATCAGGCTTTTTCCCTGACTCATGAGCAGCTTCAGCTGGTGCTCCATGATGAGCTTCGCGAACTTGCCTTACCGGAGCGGGCGATTGAGCCTGTTCAGGCTGATCTGGATGCTTGGGAGATGGAGGGTGTTCACTTAAACGGGCATCACGTTCCCGATTAAGATTCTCGATCCATTCATGTGTTTCCTGGCACCGCTTTGCCTGCTCGGCATGCCATTTCGCCTTGTCGAGCGAGCTGTAATCTTCGGGCCATGCCACAGCTGGCGCGCCACCGCCATCCAGCACTGCGATCCCTTGAAGAATCTGTAGCGCCACCTCAGTGGGCGTGCCTGTCGCGCGTCGTCCTATCGCCTCGATTGCGATCTCCATCTGGCGTGGAGTGAGCTTTGAATTCAGGTCGTTGAAGCTCATCTCAGGCCACCTTCACTGAAGCTTTCAGCTGCGCCAGCGCGTACTCGGCGTGGTCGATCTCACGCAGAATTCGCTGCCGCTCTACCTGGTCAACCCGGCCATCAGCCATAGCTGTGTGCGTCTCTACGGTCACCTCGGCAAACTCAAGCGCAGCCCTGCCCAGTGCCTCATGGATATCGATAGCCACGGGCTCTGCCGTCTTCACGATTGCGTAGCCGAATTCGCCGGCCAGCGCAGCCAACGGGCGCATGTCCTCGGAGTGCAGCAGCAATGCGTATAGATGCTTGACGTTGAACCAGGCGCCGTCGTAATTCGCGTTCGCGCGCTGAAGCAGGCTCACTGGAGGCATGTTCATCAGAGTCGCGAGATTCTTCGTGTTGGCCTCTTCAACAGTAGCGTCACACGCCCTCAGAAAATCCTGCATTCCTAAAACCTCGAATTTTTTTATGTGGCTGCGTGCCATCACGCATTGCAAAATGTTGCTTAGCGGGTAATGACCTACGCGGCATGCCCCGGGATTGAGGGTCGGAGGTCTCGCGCTTTGATCTCGCCCTTCGTAGCGATTTCCGCACGCATTGCCACCTCGGCCGCCATCCCGTGAACACCGCGAACCCAACCACTGACAGTCCCTTGCTTCACGCCGAGAGCGGCTGCAGTGGCGTTCTGCGAACCAAAGTGCTCAACGAGCTTTTCAAATGGATTTTTCATGACTCTCCGCCCAAATAAAGGGATGCCTGTATGCTAGGTGAAAGGAACACCTTTTTGCAAGGCGAAAGGTTGGCCTTTATTGTCACGAGCATGGAACTTAAAGATCGTTTGAAGCAGGCCCGCAAACACGGCAACTTGACCCAGTCGGAGCTTGCAGAGCGCGCGGGTATAAAGCAGGCATCAGTCTCGGAAATTGAGCGCGGGCTGACCAGAACGAGTGGATACCTTGTGAAGCTTGCGACCATCCTTCAAGTCAGCCCCGTCTGGCTGTCCGAAGGTACGGGGTCGATGCTGGCCGGTGATAAATCCAACGTCGAGCCTGGCCCGCCTATAACCACAGACGCTCGAAGGATCGACATCATGGGCACTGCGCAGATGGGGCCGGACGGGCACTGGGTAGGCTTAGAGGATGCAGGAGGTTGGGTTGAGACTTGGTCGCGCGATACCGACGCCTACGCCCTGCTGCTCCGCGGTGATTCGATGGCGCCAGCGATCCGCAGTGGCTGGGTCGCCGTGTGTGAGCCAAATCACCGGCTGGTTCCTGGCGAGTACGTGATGGTCACCACCGTTGACGATCAGAGTATGGTCAAGGAGTTGCTGTTTCAGAACGATGAGGGCGTGAGCCTGATGTCGATCAACGCAGCATACGAGCGCGTAACGATCCCTTGGACTCAGATACAGACGATTCATTACGTCGGCGCCATCCTTGGCCCCAGCAAGGTGCTAGGCCGGATTTAGGGTGTTCGCGACGTCCGGCTATCTTATTGACAGCTACGCAAATAGACAGAGTCTGGCATGGAAGCAACAATGGAAGACATGAGCAAAACCTCCTTACAAATTGTTTATGACGGACCCGCACTTCAATCTCATGAGATGGAAGTGCGCGATCTCGCCCCAGCGTTGCTCGCTCTCGGAGATTTATTCGAGGAGGCCAATGCGACCCTTAACGAGGGCAGGTCTAAGGTATCTGTCAGCGTGAAAGGGTCATTCAAGACTGGATGCTTTGCCATCGATCTTGGCGTTACCCAGAGCCTCATCCAGCAAGCACAAGACCTCTTCGCAGGTAACCCTGTTACCGCAGCGCTTAATTTAGTCACCATCCTAGGTTTGACTGGCACGACCACGAAAGGGGTGTTCCAGCTTATTAAATGGGTGCGCAACCGCAAGATCACCAACGTCGAAATAATGAGCGATGGCGTGGTACGCGTATTTTGCGATACGGACCATTTCGAAACCGAAGAGAAGGTTCTGTCTCTATTCAGGAACTGGAGATTGCGAAAAGCGTTCCAGGATGTGGTCCATAAGCCTCTTCAACGCCCAGGCGTGGATTATTTTGCAGTACGCGAGCCACAAGGCGATTTCGCTGCGGTATCTGAAACAGAGGCTGATAATTTCATCGCACCGGAACAGGAAGAGGAGCGCCTCGAAGAGAATGACCGGATCGCGAGCCTACAGCTTGTGAATGTGGCTTTTCGAGGCGATAACAAATGGCGATTTTTCGACGGGTCATCGACGTTCTACGCCACTATTTCAGACGAAAACTTTCTGCGGGAAGTTGAATTGGGCGAAACCAGATTCGGGAAAGGTGACTTGCTGAAGGTTATGCTTCGAGAAAAGAAAAGCATGGTAGGTGAGCAGCTGAAAGCCGAGCAGGAGGTTATTCAGGTGATAGAGCATCGACGAGCAGGCGTTCAGCTGACGTTGCCAATTTCTACAAGACAGTGATCGCTAGCAGCCCGCCCAGCGCGGGCTTTTTTGCGCCCGTCCGCCAAAAGAGCACATTTGTACTCCTTCCGTGTTGCGATTCTTCCTACGATAAAATAGTGTATATCCATACAGTAATCGGAGGTACACAATGGCTAAGGCAAACTCGATTCCCCCGGCAGCTCAGACCACCTATGGCATGCTCGGCATGCGCGTGCAGGCAATCATCAACTCCCCCAGGGCGCAGAAAGAAAAATCGGCGCTGCTGGAGCGATTACCTACTGACAGGCCCGAAGATTGGGACCAATTGCTGGACGAGATTGCCGAGAACGACAACGTGACTGTCGCCCACCGCGACGACGGTAACGTGCAGCTCTTCTGGACCGTTCCCAAAGAAGACTGATATCGAATTCCTATTTGCCCGCCCTGTGCGGGCTTTTTTCTGTACAGATTAAAAAATAAAGGCATACCTGTTGACTGCAAATAAAGGCTAGCCTATATTTCCTCCATCGCCAGCGGCAAAACGGCGAAGGGGCGGCGCCCCGCCGCTCTTTAAAAACCAGACGTGACCACTGCGACGTACCCACCGGGTCGGAAAAAGCTAAACCGTCGCCCACGCAGCCTCTGGATAGCTGCCGTACTCGCCACATCGCGAGTACGCCAAACCATGCAGCCACCTGGGAAGAACACCGATCACGAAATGTGTGACCTGGGCAGAGATATGAATCCGGCAAAACGCATGGAGCGGAACAAACACCATAGGAGGACCCAGCCAATGCCCCAGTAAGACCAGTCGGTAAACGGACCGGCAACCCACGACGAACTGCCCTACCCAGTAGGCCGCCGAGCTGCAGTTGGCAGTCGTGTAGCGAATACCTGACCCCATGACCACGATGCCGAAGCCGATATAGGCGCCGTGAACAGGGAAGCTCAAGGCCGAACAAGCCGCAGCGCGAAGCCATCGGCGGTGTAGCGCGACAAGGTTTCACTGGCTGGCCTTGGAGACAGGGCCAGACGGGAAATCAAACGGAGGAATAACGATGGCAGACGCGAACGAACTGTTAGGCAACTTGGCAAAAGCCTGTCGCATCAGAGAGGAGGCGCGAAAACTTGTGGACAGCCTGGAACTACAGCTAGAGAACGCGCAACGGGCTCACAACCAATCCGATTCTGCGGTCCGAAGTGCGGAGATAGACATCCTGAAAGAGGCAATTGAGCGCGGCGCCCAGAATGTGGACGCAAACGAAGGTAAGTCGACTTCGCTCATGGCAATAACTGTTGACTTGCCCCAAGCCAATGACCCGGCAATAAAAGGGCTGGCTCAAATCATAGTCGTTGACGTATGTGAGGCGATAGTAGAGCGCCTGCGGAATATTCCCGAAGGCGCCGGTCGGGAGGCTCCTATTTGATCCCTGCTTTGCTGAAGCTCTTCTTCAGGTCTGCGATCGCTTTTTCAGCCTCCTGTTTAGCCCGCTTCCTTAGGGCTTCGCTAACGGCCTTCTTGTCACCTACATCCGCATTGCAGGCGCCACAACGGATCATCTGATCCTGTTCGTCATCGCTTGGGATTAGCAGCTGTTCACTTCCACAAGCTGCGCACGTCGCTTTTATCTGCATCTCGATTCCTAGCTGAGTGGTGGAACTCTCAGCTTATACGGGAACGCGTCACCTGCGCCGTGGTGAGCTGGCCGCCGGCCGTTAATATTTCCCAATGCAGCTTGGCCACAGGCTGCATCGGGAAATCACCACACCCGAGGAACGACCATGTCGAACGCCCAAGAATCACGCCTTCCAAAATTCGTTGTTCGCCTCCCGGACGGGCTACGCGATGAAGTCGAAGCGGCTGCCGACGCGGCCGACACGTCCATGAACACGATTTTCGTTCGTGCCATTCGCCAGTATCTGGACAAGCAGAACCGTCAGGATCTGCTGCTGGAGGCGCTGGCCAAAGCGGCCGGTATCTGATCGGCGTTGTCACCGGGCTATGCCTGGGCATGGTGATGTGGTTCCGGTTTAGCCGGTAAGGCTCATCGATGGACGCAACACCCAAGCACGTCACGATCGAGGTGAAACACGCGGCCGGCGCCATGAAGTTCGATGGCGATCTCGCTGAAGGACTGTTCCTCGCCGCCCGGCACCTAAATGCTCAGGAACGGCTGGATCTGATAGCGCGGCTGCAAGCCAGGCACGCCGAGATCGAAGCCGAGTGGCGATAGAACAACCAGCGTCAGCTTGACGAAAACTGCCCGATTCCCTGGTACTCCCCGCACCAGGCCGCATCGGAGGGTGATCGAAGCGTGCCAAAGCGGGCTGCAGCGCTAGGATCGCAAAGCCCCGTAAATGTCCTGAGCCGGTACAAGCGAGACGGCCAATACCAAAAACGCGGCGGGAAATAAGCAGGCATTGCGCCCTGGTGTTTCGATCACTCTCCGATGCGGACGACACTACCGCATATAACTGCCCACCTGCATCACAACGGCCTTGGCAGAGAGTCAATCAACGCTTGCCTAGCGCATCCAGCTCTTCTACTTCCTAGATGTTTGAGCTTGGGAAAAAGCAGGCAAAAAAGGCGCCGTAGCGCCTTCTATAGGGGGAATTACTTAGTTTTAACGAATATTTCGGTCCCGTGGCGCAGATGGCTGGTGATCTTGCCGTCATCGCCCAGTTCCAAGGCTATTTTCTTCTCTTTCGTCACAAGAAGCTTGTCGGACTCAGGATACAAAAAGACTTTCACGTCCATGTAGCCATTTTCGTCTTTATCAATGTGTGCAAGAGCGCGATAGCCATCATCAGCCTTGGTAATAGTAAGTGTTTCGGACAACTCATCGGAATATTTCCAGACCCCAACAAAATCCTTTCCCTTGTCACTGCAACCCACCAAGGCGGCGCAGGTCATGAGTGCGAAAACCAGACTTCTCATTTCATTTCTCCTTTTTGCAAATCTATTGTTTCGTCCCTAGGGTTCAGCTTTTGCCACTCTTTTAGGACCCGGTCATTGCCACCACAGCTATCTACGCTTCATTAGTGCTGTGGAGTAAGCCGGGGCGAATCATACAGGAAACGATCATACGTTTGAGGAAGCGCAGTCATGTGGCGCCGAGACCCTCTATATGGTCCAGATAACCTGATGGAGTAGCGCTCAGCGCTCGCAGCACACTGCAACGGTAATAGGTGTCGTGAATCGTGCCCCAGCACATGCGAAGTCGCTTTTAAAAAGCGGGAGATCGACGCCCGCCGCCTGCACCCATTCAATAGGTGGCCACTGCCTTCCCAGTGGGCGAACAGCGGAGGATTTGCAGCCATGTAAATGACAGTCTGCCGGCCTTGCCTCATGCAACGCCTGGCGAAGTGGTTCACGTACGGAGGCGTTGTGAACCAGCAACACGAAGAGCCCTGCGTCGACAGGGCTTTTCTTTATCCGGCGTTTACCCGCCAGCACTCTCCCCTGCGCCCACCAGCAATAGGCAGGCGGTCAGAATTCTGCCGAGTACACGCAACCATCGAGGAAAGGACATGCACCCACAACTTCAACAGCGCGTGGATGGCCTGACCGCCATGCGCGCACGTACTCAGTTCGCCACTGCGGAGTTCTACGCCATGATCGGTAAAGAGCCACCAATACAGAAGATTCGCTATCAGGTGAAGAGCGTTGGCACCAGCGCTTACCACATCGTCGAGATCGCAACCGGCAAAGTGCGCGGCTTTCGCTTCACCTGGAAAGAGGCAGTCAACTTCGCCCAAATCCTTGAGGCTCGCGCCGATAGTGTGAAAGTCACGCTGTCACAGGCGGTGCTGCAATGATTGGCGAGAGCGTTCCAGATCAGCACAAGCAGGCCATCGCACAACTGGCGGCACAGATTGATCACTACCTGGCGACCGGCCACCGCATCGAATTGGTTCCCGCAGGCAAAAGCGGCGAGATTCCGCTTACCGCGGTCGGCAACCATCCGAAGAACCTCAAGACAAAGCGCGACAAGCATGTCCATCGAGTTCGCGAACTGGCAGCTAAGGGCATGACAGCATCGGCAATTGCCACCGCCATTGGCCTGGACAGCCGCACCATCCGACGCATCGCGAAAGAGAACGACATCAGCCTGACTGAACCCGCCTGATGCGGCGTCCACACCAGTGCGCCAAACAGCGGCGTCGACAAATTCAACACCACCTCCCACCCAGCGGGCTCAAAGCCCTACCGGAGAAACACGCATGTCCACACCCACCGATACCGCTGAATTCCTCGAAGAGTTGAATGGCGGCGCGTTCGCGAGCCAGATCGGCCATGCCCTTTCTTAACTCGCTGCTGGCGTTGTCGATCATGGTAAAGCAGGAAAGATCGTCATCACCCTGGACTTCAGCCAAATCGGCGAGTCGCACCAGGTAAAGATCAAACACAAGCTCGACTACAAGGTACCGACCAAGCGCGGCACCCGCAGCGAGAACACCAGCCTCGACACGCCGATGCACGTCGGTACAGGCGGCAAGGTCACTCTGTTCCAAGAGAAGCACGACCAGCTCTTCAGCCGTGACGAAGCGCCGATCAAACCCCGCACCTGATTACTCCCTTCCCCACGAGAGACCTGAAACATGTCCCTGAGTAAAGAAGCGATTCAACTCATCACCGATACCGCGCTGGAAGCCACCGGCAAGGCACTGCCGACGTTCATGCCGACTGCAGTATTGCCTGAAGGCGCAAAAGTGCTGGATCTGGAAAAATACCAGGCCCTGCGCAGCCGCTTCCGTGGCACCTTCTCCACTCACTCGCTGGCGGACTTCGGCCTGTATGTCACCGACCGTGCTGGAGATGGCGCACGCGGCTTCATCAATCAGGAGGACATGAGCTGTGTTTTGCTATTCAACCTCGGGACAACCGCGGTACCGGGCCACGCTGACGACCGCGCAGTATTGAAGCTGAAGCCAACCGCAGGCTACACGGCGGTGCAGCGGATCGCTGGTGAACGCCTTGCGCAGAAAGACCTCAGCGATTGGATCGAGGACTGGCACCAGTACCTAACGCCGGTGGACGATGAAGGCCAGCCGATCCCGGTGGCCAAGGCCATTGCCGCCGTGCGCACAATCACCGTCAAGGCCACCAGCGAATCGGAAACGACCGTTGGCGATACCAGCGCCAGCCGCAGCGCCATGGATCAGATCGAAGCACGCAGCAAAGAAACACTTCCCGCTGCGCTGCAGTTCCACACGATCCCGTTCGACGGTCTCACCGAACAGGTGATTACCCTTCGCATTTCGGTGATCACCAGCGGAGCAGTCCCAGTTCTGAAGCTACGCTGGGTAGGTGAGGAAGTGCAGCGCGAGTCAATCGCGGAAGAGTTCAAAGCGGTGCTGGAACAGAAAATCGGCACCGCAGCAAAACTATCGCTGGGCGCTTTCAACCCTAACTAAGCACTCCAATCTGACGCAGGGCGGGCAGTAGTCTTCCCTGCGGCATAGGCATGAGCGACCCTGATTTGCTTGATGATTTGAAAACCGTGCGGTTCATCGATGTTCTTTGAGATTTGCCGTTCGGTGGCTCGCACAAGCTCTGTAACATCGATGCCTTGCTCAGATGCAGTTTTCAGCAGTGAAATAAGCGCCTGCTGCCTGGTTTCTTCGATTTCCGTCGCCATACCCTCTCCCAATCCGGCCCCATGCCGGTCACTTCGTATAGCCCACCACCAATCTATTCGCCACCGAGCTTTCGGAGGCATTTTTCTGCACGGAGAAAACGCATGAAGGTCGCAACTGACGTCATGGCGCTGCTCAGCGCCTCGCGCACCGAAGGCAACAAACTGTTCATCACTGGAGGACAGCTTGAAAAGAGCCTGTATGCCCGCCTGGACAAAACACTGAAAGCTGCGGGCGGCAAATGGAACACGAAAGCCAAGGCCCATTTGTTCAATGGTGATGCGGCGGAGGCGATCGAGAACATCATCATGACGGGCGAGGTCACCGTGCCGCAGGACTTTGGCTATTTCCCGAGCCCTCCCGCAGTAGTGAAGAAGCTCCTGGACCTCGCTCAAGTCGGGGTAGGCATGTTTGCTCTTGAGCCGTCGGCCGGGCGTGGCGCTATTGCCGAGGCCTTGATACTCGAGGGCATTGACGTCGACTGCATTGAGATCCTGCCGGAGAACGCCAAGCATCTGATCGACGCGAAGGTGTACCAGTCAGTGGTCGTGGACGATTTCCTATTGGTAGAGCCTGCTCAGAAATACGACCGAGTAGTGATGAACCCGCCGTTCGACAAAAAGCGAAGCGACATCCACCACGTTTTGCACGCACTCAAGTTTCTCAAACCACGCGGCCTGCTCGTAGCAGTGATGCCGACCGGCGTCATGTTTCGTGAGGACGCTTTATCCCGTGACTTCCGAGGCCTTGTATCGGACCGAAGCGGCAACATCGTGAACCTGCCCGACGCCTCATTTAAGGCGTCGGGCAGCTTGGTCAGCACCTGCATCGCGGTCATCCCGGCCTGATCAGTGGATCACCGGCAGCGCATCAGCCGCTGCTTCGACCGCGCCAGTCGCCTCAGCCACATCCGCTGGGTTGTAGAGCTGCTCGCCGTACATCGACTGAATCGCCAACTCAGTGAGCTCGTCGATATCAACGCAGCATTCCTGCGCCGCAACCAGCACCGCCTTCAGCGCCATCCGCAAAACCCTTTCCCTGTCTTCGCTCATGACCTATCCCTCCAAGTGGAGAGATAAGCGTAGGCCATTATCGCGCTAATCAAAGCCTCGCTTACCAGAGTTGCAACGTCTCAACGGCCATCTCGATAGCAACGGCAGCTTCAGTAACGTCATTTGAGTCATACCGCTTTTCGCAGACCATGAGCCGAATAGCCGACTCGGTGAGCTCGTCTAGATCCATACGCATATCCCGAGCTGCACCTAGCACCGCTTTGAGGGCCATCCGCAAAACCTTCTCGCTGTCTTCGCTCATGGCCGCACTCCTGCTGGAGCGGTAAGCGTAGGCCATATTTCCCATCGCATGGAATCGAACCATGATCCAGCAGCACCAGATTCTGGTCGGCGACTGCATCGATATGATGCGGACGCTGCCGGATAAGCCAGCTCACCACTGTGGGAAGACCCCATTTTTCGACCTACGGGGCTATGGTGTAGAGGGACATATTGCCCCGGAGAAACCGTGCGCTCCAAGTTCATCGCCCAACGGTCTTCAGTGTTCTGAGAAATGCTTCGCGCACCCCGCTACGACTGCACGCATTGGTGAGCACTTAGCTGACGAGCATTTGTGACTTAAGGTAAAGCTCAGCCTGCTTGAAGCATTCATCGAACTCCACTGTGAAAGGATCTGAACTGTCTTTCTGAAAACTGACAAATATGGATCGAAGGCCGTCGAAATATTCCTTCGCATCTTCTAGGTCATCGCCCTCCAAATCTGGATCTTTAATAAAAATATACACACCAAGATAGTTGCATATCTCTTTAGCAAGCTGATCAATCTTCTTCAGATGGGGATATATGGCGCTCCCCCAGAGTGCTTCTGCCTCCAACGCCGACACGCTCAAACTCATAACTGCGGCGTTGATTTTTCTCGTTCTCACGCCAAATGCGTATTCACGGCTTTTGATGGCTCTAGTACGGGTATCTAAGCCGGGGGACGGCGTCGGCATTCCCTCTGTTTCGGCCATAGTATGACTTCTATTACGACCAGCTCTCATCAATTGCCGAATATTATATATTTCGAGCAAGATTCTTTTTGCTAGATCGTGACTATTAACCCCCTGTATCTGCCGACGCCATGTTGCGAGACCTTGACTCCCGATCCAGAAAGCAGCAATCACGCCACCCGCGCTGACTAGCGTACCAATAATTGAAAATACATCTTTCGTAACGGACCAATCCGGGTCCGTAAGCGCCAAACAAATACTCATAACTTTCGCTCCTTTCTCCTAACGAATACTACTCACAGGAGGCATTTATGACCACAGCAATCGATCCTTTCGGCGGTCTCGGCGAGCTCTCGGCCAGTGCCCGTAATGCGGGCGTAGGAAACACATCATCATGATTCACTATCACGGCACTCCAGTCGGCGGTAAGCGCGAGGATGCAGCTAAGTTCCTCACGGGCCGACACGCACTAGTGCCCTTCCCCCGCAAAGACGATCTCGGGATTGTGGCCGATGTGTGCAAGTCATTTGTTTTCGACAATGGAGCGTTCACCGTGTGGAAGAAAGGCGGCCAGGTAGACGTCGACGGTTACACGCGATGGGTCGAAGACTGGCATCGACACCCCGGCTTCACTTGGGCGCTCATTCCTGACGTGATCGACGGTGACGAAGACGCCAACGACAGTCTCGTTCGGCAGTGGCCGGAAGAGTTGCGGGGCGTGCCCGTATGGCACCTGCACGAATCACTTGAACGGCTGGAGGGGCTGGCGAGGTGCTGGCGGACGGTTGCCATTGGCAGTTCAGGGCAGTGGGCAACACCGGGTACCGGGCCTTGGTGGAAGCGGATGAGCGCCGCTATGGACGCCATTTGTGACGATAAGGGGCGACCATCCTGTCGGCTGCACGGGCTACGAATGCTTGACCCTGCGATCTTCCAGCGCCTGCCCTTTGCCTCGGCCGACTCGACGAATGCCGCAGTAAACGGCGGAAGCATCAGCCGCTTCGGGATGTGCGCGCCGCCCACCGCCGGCCAGCGAGCCAACGTCATCGCCGATCGGATCGAGGCTCACAACAGCGCTCCGCTCTGGCTGCGAGAAACTCAGACCGAAATAGCTCTTTAAGGAAGCACTGCGTTAGCGTCACGGATCCTCCATGTTTCGTCTGGATTGCCCTCGGCTTCAACAACCAGCGTTCGGTTAGCATCGTCTCCCTCAATGGCAACGACGATCCCAACTCGCCGCTCCGGGGCGTACTGGTCTACCACTGGATCACCCACTTCAAAGATAAACTTATCCCCAACGATCATCGCCTGCTCTCCTATCAAATTGAGCGATGACTAATAACCCACTTCCCTGAATCACGCCACTGGCGAGGATCCCGCAATGCAAATCGACTACGGCTCCGTTTGTTCGGGGATCGAGGCGGCTTCGGCTGCCTGGGAGCCTCTGGGCATGACACCAGCCTGGTTCGCCGAGATCGAGCCCTTCCCTTCAGCGGTGCTGGCGTACCACTACCCGCAAGTGCAGAACCACGGCGACATGACCAAGCTCGGGGCCCTGGTACTGGCCGGCAAGATCAAGGCGCCAGCGGTGCTCGTCGGCGGCACGCCCTGCCAAGCGTTCAGCGTGGCCGGTATGCGCCAAGGCATGCTGGATCCGCGCGGCGCCCTCACCATCAAATATGTGGAGCTCGCAGATGCAGTTGACCATGTTCGAACAGCCCGCGACGATGACGAGTGTGTCGTCGTCTGGGAAAACGTCCCCGGCGTCCTTTCCGACAAGCAAAACGCCTTCGGATGCTTTCTTGGCGCGCTTGCTGGGGAAGACTGCGAACTGCAGCCTTCAGGGAAGCGCTGGACAGACGCTGGTTGTGTGTATGGACCCAAAAGAACAGTCGCGTGGCGGATCCTGGACGCCCAATATTTCGGCTTGGCCCAACGACGGCGCCGTGTGTTCGTTGTCGCAAGTGCTCGAAGAGGGTTCGATCCCGTCGCGGTACTTTTTGAGCGCGAAGGCGTGCGCCGGGATACTGCGCCGCGCCGCGGTGAGGGGCAAGACGTTACCGGAACAGCTCCATTCGGCCCTGCGCTCCAGTGCGGATGCGGACACGTCTTCCCCGAAGAGCTTGGTCACTACGGCTGCATGAACTGCGAGGGTGACGAAGGGCCGGCGGTGACCATGTTCGGCGGCATCCCTGCATTCGGCGGGCACAGCCTGGGCGGATCGGTCGAAAGATCAGCGACGCTTACCGCAAAAGGCACCAGGATGGACACGGAGAGCGAGACGTTTTTTGTTCAGCCAGCCTTTGACCAAGTGGCCTTTGTTCAGAACAGTCGTGACGAAGTGAGGCTAATGGGTGGTGACGGAAAGATAGTCGGGGCTCTTGCGGCTGAAGCAGGGGCAAAACAGCAATGCTATGTCGCTGGCACGCTGCGCAGCACCGATGGTGGTGCCGATGTTGATCACGGGATGGCAAATCATCTCGTCGCAGGAACACTTCAGTCCAGTGGCAAGGCGGCCGGCAGTGCGACTCAACAAGACGCCGAATCTGGATTGCTAGTAGTCCACGGCACGCAAGACCCATGCGTTTCGGACAAGGCCTTTGCCCTGGGCAGGAATAGTGGACAGGAGAACGCCGTTCTCGCCTTCAGCTGCAAGGATCACGGTGCCGACGCCGGAGCGCTGTCGCCAACACTTCGCGCAATGAATCACAGTGCAAGCCATGCCCATGCCGGCGGCCAGGTCGCAGCCTGCATCACCGGTGAAATTACCCATACGCTGAAAGCCGAAGGGTTTGACGGCAGTGAAGATGGTACTGGGCGTGGACAGCCGATCGTGAATTGCCGTGAGGTGGCTCAAACGCTGACCAGCAATTACGGCAAGCAAGTCGACAACACTGATTCTGCGCTGGGGCCAAATGTAGTCGCAGCAGCGAGCTCTGTCAGACGCCTCACGCCCGTGGAGTGCGAGCGCCTCCAAGGCTTTCCCGACGGCTACACGCTCATCCCTTGGCGCGGCAAGCGTGCCGCCGACTGCCCGGATGGCCCGCGCTACAAGGCCATCGGCAATAGCAAGGCCGTCCCCGTCGTCCGCTGGCTCGGCCTGCGAATCCTCGAACAAATCTGACCGGACATCCCCATGCAACGCATCTACCTCAGCGGGCCCATGACGGGCCTGCCCGATTACAACTACCCGGCATTCAATGCAGAGGCCGCCCGCCTCCGCGCCCTCGGCTACACCGTCGAGAATCCTGCCGAGTACCCGCTACCCGCCGATGCGCCCTGGCACATGTGCATGCGTGACGCGATCCACCAGATGCTCACATGTGACACCGTGGCATACCTGCCTGGCTGGCAAATCTCGCGCGGCGCCAACGTGGAAATCGAACTGGCCGGACATCTGAAAATGGCCGTCATTCAAGCAAGCGGCATCGTTACGCCGCAGGAGGGGTTATGAACCCGACCATCAAACGATACTCGGCAGCGGACGTTCCGGAAGCGGGCCGCCCGGGATTCTGGGTGCATGCGGGGGACTTAAACCAGGCGCTGGCGCTTGCGGCCAATCGAGAGGCCGCCCTGCAACAGCGCCTGAACATCGCTGATCAGCGAGTTGATGACCTGCAAGCCCAATTGGCCAATCTAATCCCAGAAGGGTATTGCATCATGCCGCGCCGACTCACAGCAGAAAACGGTGCCAAGGCACTGCTGCTAGGAGAGTTCAAAGTAACCTTCGCACAGGAATGTCCTGAGTGTCGCGATCTGGCAGAACCGGCTGAAGGCTGCGCAGTCTGCGATGGTGAGGGGGAGTTCGCGTCCGACCAGCTGATTTCGTGGGACAAGATCAAGCACATCTATAGTCAGGCGGTAACCGGTCTGGCCACCAAGATCGTCACCGAAACCGCACCTTGAAATAGCCTTCAGAAAATCTTAACTGTTCTGAAGACGTAATTTATTGCTACCACCTGACCCCTTCCTCGGAAGTGGTTCAGGCTTTGCCGACGAGGCGCGGCTCTTGGGTTTATTTTTGTCTATGAACTTGTGAGCTTGATCGACTCCCCATTCGATAGCTTGAGTCATCGTTTCGCCGGGCGGCGAATCGTAGACCTCTTCGAACAACATGATGCCCTTCGCACCGTAAACACCAACGAAAAGCTGGACGCCCTCATTTGGAGAGTGACGCACTTGAATGTTGATGGAAGTTCCGTCGCGCAGCCTTTCGTCATAATCCCGGAAATGCAGTTCCGGTTTACTCCATTCCCAGTATTTTTGCCCGCGTACCCGCATGTCTTCTCCCCATAAAGTGCGGAGAGATTATGCATGCGTAACACGGCATAACAAAGTGAAGCGGTTTTGGCGAAGAAGCTTCTGTTACCGGCCGAATCCCTGTTGCATTAAAGCTGCGGCATTAGGGTGGGCTAAATGCATATGAAGTGCTGTAAATGACGCCTCTTGCATGGTCACCGCTTTCTTCCACGCAGCGTTGCCCATAGAGGAGGCCATGACCATCTTCATCATATTGATCGTGGATGCGTCCAGGGCAAGGAGAAGCTGGTGGGCGGTAAAACGAAAATCTTCGGCGTTCTGCATGCGGAGGAAACCTTTCTGCTGTAAGCAATCGGTTATCGATTCCATCTATCTACGAGCTATCGCTGATCAAATAATTCAACCCGATCAAATCGACGGCGAACCTAACCAACCCCTATTGCTTGCTGCGTATGCGGCGAGGAGCAACTGTGCGCCTGAAGAAACTTGAGCGCGAGCAGGTCCGCGTGAAGTATGGCGGTCGCTGCGCGTATTGCGGTATTGAACTGGGAGCGCGCTGGCATGCCGATCACCTGGAACCAGTCACGCGTGAGCTGATATCGAAACAGAACCCCAACGGCACATGGCGGCTCGATTCCGGAAAGCCGCTCAAGCCCGAAAATGACCACATCGGCAACATGATGCCCGCCTGCGTACCCTGCAACATCAGTAAGGGCGGCCAGAGCCTTGAAGGTTGGCGGTTGTGGATAGCCCGCCATGTCAACAGCTTGAACCTATACCAGCCAACTTATCGACTCGCGAAGGCTTACGGCCTGATCGTCGAGACGGCGGAGCCGGTGGTTTTCTATTTCGAGAAGGTGACCAATGATCAGCATTCAAGAACGTCCGATCCTATTCTCGGCGCCGATGGTACGCGCCATCCTGGAAGGCCGGAAGACGGTAACTCGGCGTCTGGTCAAGCCTTGGCAACAGCCCAACCTTGAAGAGGACGGCACTTGGTTTGCGATCGCTCAGCGGCACGCTCGTTGGGGTTTCGGTGTCAGCGGTGTCGATGCAGCCTCTTGCGCTGCAGAGCTTGCCAGGTCCGGATGCTGCCCATATGGCAGACCCGGCGAGCGGCTTTGGATGCGCGAGACATGGGGCGTCATCAGTCACGACTTCGATGAGCAGGGCAACATGGTCGATTGGACGCCTGATCGTCAAGCCACCCCAATCCGGGAAATGCCTTTTGGCCGCGGCTATTACTCCGGTCACGTCATCTACCGCGCCGATGGCGAAGCAGCATGGGCCGGTGACGATGACGGCGGCGGTGACGATCGCTCCGCTTGGAGGCCGAGCATTCACATGCCTCGTGTCGCAAGCCGCATTCTGTTGGAGATCACTGACGTACGCGTCGAGCGACTGCAGGACATCTCGCCAGCACAATGCCTATCGGAAGGCGTTCAGGCATTTGGCGGTGACGGTTACCACATCGAGGACGGAAGGTTCTTCACAGACCATCCATACGAGACATTCGCCGGACTTTGGCAGTCCATCAACGGGGAAGAATCTTGGCACTCAAACCCGTGGGTATGGGTCGTCGAGTTCAAGCGGGTGACGCCATGACGAAAGAGGAAATCGCAGAGCTTGGCCCAAAGGTCGCAATTGCGATCGAGGCCGGCAAGGCAGCAGCGGCAGCGTG